CTCATGGCGGCACTTGGAAAGGCCGCAGAGGCCACCGCGCAGGTTGGTACTGGTGTTGCGGCGGCTATGCCTGCTATTGGCCCCACAACCGCCAAGATCAAAGGGGCTGGCCTTGCTGGAACCGCCGCCCTTGGTATGTACGGACTTATGAACGCCGCCAAAGAAAAAGCAAGACAAAGGCGTGATAATCAATAAGGGAGCAGTTGCCATTGCCTCCTTTGGCCCCCGTCACTGGGGGCTTTTTTTATGCTGATCCGCCTGTGTGGAAGATCAAGAGTTGAGTCTGCATGAACTGCTCTTTGGCCTCTTCGATGCCGTCCTCGTACCCTTGATCGTATGCTTCCTGTAAGGCTTCTAGAATTTTGGCCTCTGATTGTTCAAAGCATTCCCAACTTCCTTGTTCATATCGGTGACGATTTGTACGCATCTTTGATGCTCCTTCATTGCGATGATTGGTGCAACGTATGCGGTAATCTTGTGGGCAAACTGGATGATGTCCACCTCGTCAGCGTAAATTGCGTCGGGCAGTTTCTCGTCGCAATAGAAAAAGATTTGCTTAATTGTTTCTTCACTTAGATGCATTTTTGATTTTCCAAAGTTCCCAGTTAATGATAGATGAGCGAGCGATTGATCGTTGAGCGATTGATTGATAGGGGTTGAGTTCCCCAGACAAGAACTCCTCAACGATCATTTGCTTCTTCAAAAAAAGCTCATGTCGCTCTGCCTGCAATGGCTCGTCAAACAGTTTGCCATCGCTCGTTTTGAATGCTTGAATTTGTTCCATGATTACTTGTGGTCGTTCTTGAGTTGCCAGAATGACAGCAGGTGCATGAACATGGCCCAGCCAGTGTCGAGTTGCTCCAGAGGCCATTCCTTGACCACCACCAGCCCCGGCACATTGCGCGACACAAACACGTTCGCGCAACGAGCGGTGGGGATGCCAAGGCCCACACGATATGCCGCCAACTGCATCAAATGCTCATCGTAGCCACCGATCTTGTCTGGGTCGGTGAACTCCTTGGTTTTGATGTCAGCCACAAAGCCGCCGTCCTCTGGACAATAAAGGTCGCATTTGCCGCCAAATCCTGCTTCATGGGCAAAGGCGCGTTCACTGATCCATGTGCGGGGGCCAACCCAGTTGTCGATGGCTTGAGTGCAAGCTGTGACCATTTCACTGTGCTTGCCTGTTGATTGTCCTTCATAGAACCCTTGAATAGATGCATGGATGTCAGTTCCAGCGTCCGCCGCAGATCGTCCCTGCTCTTTGGAATCGTTAATGATTCGGTCAATATATTCCTTCTCAGGTTCGTCTGGGCGGCGTGGAAGCGTTAGCGCCGCATACAACACTTGCTGTTGCATCCAAGCCAATAAGGCTGGTTTTGCGGCGACGTTTAAAACGGTAGTCACTGACGGTACAAGGTTCATTGTACGGGCATCGCGCAGGGTTGTTGCACGTTGTCCGCCTTTCTTGGCCTCGACAGTGTATTGAGGCACACCGTCGCGGGTGTACCAGTGATTTGATTCACTTGCTCTTGGCGCGGATGCTTGTAACATTGCTTGTTCCTTTTCTTTTAGATTCATGTTGAACTTTTTCCAGTTTAGTAAAAAGATTTTCAACAGCATAGTTGTACTCTTCACTCAACTCGTAAATCCAATCGTTAAGTATGTCTGCTCGAAGCAATGGATCATGTTCGCGCCATTTTTCAATGTTGCCAATTGATCCTTCGCCATTAAAAAAATCCGCTTTGAGTGTCAGCTTGGGGGCCATTTTTATTTCTCCTTGGTTTGGTTACGGTACGATATTCAAACAACCCCGCCATATCAGGGTAGCAAAGATCAAACAACCGAGGGAGATATGGCCTGTGGTTGTTGTTGATCTTCCACTCTCCACCAGCCTCTTGGATCGCTGAGTAGTGCCTCAGAAATTCAACGATGGTGTAGCTGGAATAGTGCGTCCTGCCGCGAGCGCGTACCTTCATGGCTTCATTTACAAAAGCCTTCCAAACGTGTTCGTTAGCAGGCAACCACTCAGCGAACTCGTCGCTGAACTGGTCGCTGTTTTGACTAATAAGCGTGAGCAAGTAGTCCATACGTCACCTCAAAAAGGGATGTCGTCGTCCATGTCGTCAAACCCAGAACCAGCGGCTGGCTTCTTGGCCTGAGAACTTCCATCTTTGCGGTCTTGCCACTCTGGTGACTGCTCGATCTTGGCACGGAGGTTGTCGCTGAAGGTCTCAAACATATCCATATCAGGGTTTTCAATGTAGAACGCCGCGCACTTGTTGTGGCCTTCTGGCAAGTTGGCCTTCATTGCCTTGGGAACCGAGTTGATGTTGGCAATGTTGGTGTACTCCTTGCCGTTGTTGCCCATCGCTTTGGTGATGGCAATCATGGCCCACGCGCCAAGCACGTTGTCGATGCTGAACCCGCGCAACTCTTCAGCGGTAAACTCACGACCACGCCACGTTTGCAGGTCTTTGCGAAGGGTTGCCTTCTCTGCCAACGACAGGGTGAAGTTCTTGCTGATTGACATCGGCTCGCCCTTGGCTGTCACCAGAGGTTTGCCTGCGTCGTCTTCGCCATGCACCTCAAATTGCAACATGACCTTTGGCAGGTTTTTGACCTGACCGAGGTATTCGCTCTTCTGTGTGCCGAGGTCAACGATGCGGTAGCACCGCGCCAGATACATCCCCGGTGGTACTGGTGTAAAAGTTCCGCCGCCACTTTCTTTCGCTATTAAAGCCATCATTCGCTCCTAGTTAAGGTTACTGTTTCTAAAGTCACTATTGGCCTTCTGGGCACCCGACATTCAAATCGGATGATGTCCCAGTCGTCCGCCGTTGCAACGCCTGCCTCAGCCCGTTCAAGGGCTTCCTCAAGCATTTGTTGCCTCTCTAACATCGCTTGGTTGTACTCTTCTTCGCTATGCATACAAGCTCCTTCGCTGTCAATGGCTGGACTGTAACACGTTTAAGTTGAACATACAACCCCCTTGCATGAAGTTTTTTTTGGTGTATGATCCACTTACACAACAAAGGAGGTCATTGATGACATTGGAAGAGTTTTTCAGAGATAAACCACGAGGCGCGAAGGTAGAGTTGGCGCGGAAAGTTGGCATCAGCAAGACATGGATGAGCTTGCTCACCAGTGGTCGCGAAGTGCCCAGCCCCGAACTTGCACACTCCATTGAGCGGCATACCCAAGGCAAGGTGCGGCGACAGGATTTGCGGCCTGATTTATTTGGAAGGATTGTTTGATGCTGTGGTTCAAATTTCACATCGGAGACTACATCACGCACACGACGCACTTGGCTGATGCCGAGGATTTGGCGTACCGTCGTTTGCTTGATTTGTACTACATGAGCGAGAAGCCAATCCCACTCGATACCCAATCGGTTGCCCGCAAAATCAGGCTTGATTTGGACATAACCGAATCGGTTTTGGTAGAGTTTTTTGAAAAGGATGTTGACGGGTATCGCAACAGTCGTTGTGATGCTGAAATCGCAAAATATCAACATCAAGTCGAAAATAATCGATCCCTTGGAAAGCGAGGCGGCAGGCCGAAGAAAACCGAATCGATAACCGAAACGGAACCGAAAGTTAACCCTAAGAAGAATAAGAACAAGAATAAGAATATATCGTCGGTGGCATCAACATCGACACGATTCAACGACTTTTGGTCTATGTGGCCTGCGTCAAAAAGGAAGGTGGCCCGCGCTGAATGCGAGAAGAAGTGGGACAAGCATGACCTCGACATGGTTGCTGATGTCATCATTGCCAACGTCAAGAAGTTGAAGGCGACCGAGCAGTGGACTTCTGGTTTCGACCCTGCGCCGCTGACATACATCAACCAGCGCCGCTGGGAAGACGACGCAGGAGAACAGCAGGCTACAAGTCGGAGGGTGATATGACACAAGATGAAATCATTGAGATGGCTAGACAGGCTGACATCAGAGACAGTTTAGAGTATGACCACATGGAGTGCGACATTGAATCTCTTGAAGCCTTTGCCAAGCTAGTAGCACAGCATGAGCGTGAAATTTGGGAGCGAAAATGTGAAAGACTGCAAAGCCTGATGGACATACGAGAGACACAACCAAACAAGCCTTGCTGTCTTTCCGAGCGTGAGGCGTGTGCAAAGATTGCTGAAGACATGGGGCCGTGTGGTTTTACTGGTGAGAGTTCTGCTAACGCCATCCGAGCAAGGGGACAAGCATGACCCCAGCCGAAAGGTTTGTTCAGCGCCTGTCGAAGGTTAAGGGGCGCAACGGTACATGGACGGCCTGCTGTCCTGCACACGAGGACAAGTCGCCATCGCTGTCAGTGCGAGAGGCGGACGACGGTCGGGTGTTGGTTCATTGCTTTGGTGGCTGTGATGTTCACACCGTGCTGGGCGCGGTAGGTATGGACATGACTGACCTATTCCCAGAGCGTGATGAGCGGCTGGATCACACGCAAGTGACCAAGCCACTGAAGCCTGCGTTTTACGCAAGCGATCTACTGCGAATTGCATCGTTCGAGTGTCTCGTCGTGATGATTGCGGCTTACGACATGAGGCGCGGCAAGAAGTTAAGCGAAGAAGATATGGCCCGTTTGCAAACGGCACAACAGCGAATTGAAGAGGTAATCCAATATGCAAATGTCTAACATTCAACAGCGAGCAAAAGAACTCGACGAGGCGCGGAAAATCCGCATCGTCAAACCAGATCAAGTGGACTTTGAAAAGTATCTCAAGGCCAACGATGTAGCACAGAAGGTGCGCGATGCAGAAGGTTTCATCGAGGAGATGCGGGTTGATTTAATCAGCCCAGAGACACAGGTCTCCCAAACTATGCCTTGGAAAAAGACACATGAGGGTTTCCAGTTCCGCGCAGGTGAGGTGACCGTATACGCTGGCGGCAACGGTGGCGGCAAGAGCATGATCACAGGCATGATCGCGATGGGCCTGATCAAGCAAGACCAGAAGGTGATGATTGCTTCTTTTGAGATGAAGCCAAAGCGCACCTTGTACCGAATGCTTCGCCAGTTTGCAGGCGAGAACATCGATGCACCACGTTACGTCAACAAAGAAAAGTACATCAAAGAATTGCTGGATCGATTTCAAATTTACAACTACAACAAGCTGTGGCTGTACGACCAACAGGGTACGGTGACCAGCCAGCAGGTGATTGCTGTGGCCCGATACAGTGCGATGGAGTTAGGTGTTCAGCACATTTTTATCGACAGCCTGATGAAGTGTGTGGCTGGTGAAGACGACTACAACGCGCAAAAGTATTTTGTTGATGAGTTGACTGCGCTGGCGCGTGACCACAATGTCCACATCCATCTGGTTCACCACATCCGCAAGCTCGCGAACGAAGAGGTCAAGCCAAGCAAGTCAGACCTCAAAGGCAGTGGATCAATCAGCGATCAAGTTGACAATGTATTGCTCGTGTGGCGCAACAAGAAAAAAGAACACGATGCACAGACTGGGCCAGTGGACAATTTGATTCCAGACGCAATGGTCATGTGCGAGAAGCAACGCAACGGCGAAGCTGAAGACTGGTATTCGTTTTGGTATCACAAAGACAGCCAGCAGTTCATGGAGTACGCAGACAGCGTCCCCATGTCATTTGATAACGGAGGGAGGTTTTGAATGCCGAAGAAGCCGCAAGAGAGCGTGAGCATATGTACCGTTGTCTCGTTCGAGAAGTCATCAGGATGCGCCTTAAAGATCGGGATGGTGCATATCGTTGGCTCCGTGGCTACAGTGACCACATTGGGCGCTGGCACAAAGGGTGGAACGAAATTCACCCCGAATCAAATCTTGAAAAAGATGTTAGAGACCAATGGTCTAAAGGTAATCGAGGTAACGAAGGAGAATGGAAATGACGAAGCAAGATGCTGAACTCAGCCCTTTAGCAAGGCAACTACTTGGCAACTCTGGTGCGATGAAACTATTCACGCAGTCTGAGTTTGATGCCGCATTGACAGAAGGCAAAGCCGAGATCATGGCAATTGCAATTCAAACAACCAAGCAGGCAATAGAAATTGAACGACGAGCGTGTGCTGAGATTGCTTATCGATACGAGGCAGAACTTGCTGACCGTGTTGATGATGAAAACTACAGGTCACCGTTAGCAGAATCAATTCTTAACCGCATGAAAGTTGCAGATGATTGAGATCACGTTGCCTTGGCCTCCATCGGTCAACACCTACTGGCGCAACTTCGATGGTCGCATGATCATCAGCGCCAGAGGGCGCGAGTACCGAGAGACTGTCGGTGACCAGATGACACTGCAAAAACAGGTCAATCACTTCAAGAAGCCTCTGCGTGTGGTCATTGAGGCATGGAGGCCAGACAAGCGCCGCCGCGATCTTGACAACCTGCTAAAGGCCACGCTCGATGGGCTGGCACACGCAGGCGTATATGAGGACGACTCACAGATCGTTGACCTGCGAATCTATTGGGCACCCGACCTTGGCGGGATGTTGAAAATAAAAATTGAGGAGATCGAATGAAACAAGAACCAGAACTGATCGACATCTTTGCGTTGTTTGCATTGATGTCAATTTTGAGCAAAGCAGGTAAGGGCGCTTTGCCTCAAGACATTGCGCGTTCAGCTTATGACTTTGCAGAAGCAATGATTGAAGAGAAGGAGTATCGCAATGTTTGACATTTGGAACATCATCGTGATGACATTTGCAATCACTGGCGCACTGTGTTGGGTGTGCATGATTTTGCTGACAATTTTTTATTTGATGTGCAACCCTCAAAGGAATAAAAATGATTGAAGAGCGAGACCCAAACAAAGCTATTGATTACATCTTGACTAACGGCAAGACCTTTGCAAAAGCGAAGGCAGAGCGCGTATACATCGAGGAGTTCCGCAAGTCCCTCAAGGCAATTTTGCAAAAGCGATCAACCGAAACTGCAATCACCGCGCAAGAGCGTGATGCATACGCGCACCCAGAGTACCAAGCATTGCTTGTGGGGTTGCGTGAAGCTGTAGAGGCCGAAGAGAAATTGCGTTGGGATTTAATTGCCGCGCAGGCCGTCGTAGAAATTTGGCGCACACAGCAGGCGAACAACAGGGCCGAAGGAAAGGCCACGATGTGAACACCTATCAAGGCGTGGTGATGCACACCACTGGCTGGGTGCTGGTGATGCTGGATGGGTGGGAGATGCACACACACTGGATCGCGGCATTCGGTTTTGTTTTATTGTTTTATTCAATGTGGAGCATTTGTATGAAGACACCAGAAGACGAGGCATTCGAGGAGATGGAGAAGGCGCTGGGCTGGCGCAAGCGGCAGATTGTTCAGCGTCAACTCAGTGTTGAAGAGAACATGGTTCGCAACGAGGCGCTCGAAGAAGTTGCCAAAGAGTTTGACAAGATGCCCTTCGGGGATACCGCCGCATCGTTTGCGGTATACGTCAGGAGCATGAAGCGATGACTGAACAAGCAAAAACCTACACCTGCCAAGTGTGCAGAGTGCGACCAGCCGTCAAGAAGACCATGAGCAATGGCGGCAAGATGATGTGGCGCTGTCAAACGTGCGCCGACCTCAAGAACCGTTCGGGTTTTACAAAGGGTAAGCAATGACCACGTTGAAAGAAAAGAAGCACATGAGCGCGGTGGCTGAACTGGGCTGTGCCATCTGCCGCAGGATGGGCTACCAAGGCACTCCAGCAGAACTACACCATCCAAGGCGTTTGGCGGGGGGCTGGGGCCGTTCTAGCCACATGAGTGTCATACCGCTATGCCCAGAGCATCATCGCGGCTCTACGGGCGTTCACGGGCTGGGCACTAAGGGCTTCGAGAAGCACTACGGGTACGACGAGACTGACCTGCTCAAAGAAACCCTGTCGTTGCTTGGATACAACATTAGGGAAAATACTGACAAAATAATTGTTGACGAGGTTTAAGGTGGCCTTATACTTACCTCACTGACCAAGCAATAGTTGCAAGGCAGGTAACACAACCGAAAGCGAATTATGAACAACGACATCAACTTCACAGCAGTAGACACACTCGGCACACTCTTGGCACAGATCGCTGATCTGACTAAGCAGGCAGACGCAATCAAAGACTCCATCAAAGAGTCAGCCAGCGCAGGCGGTGCAAAGGTTGTCGAGGGCGCGATCTTCAAGGCCACCTACATCGAATCCAATCGCACCAGCATTGACTGGCTCAACATGGTTGCCGCCAAGGTTGGCGTTGAGATCGGCGAAAAAGAAAAAGCCGAAGAGTCTTGGAAAAAGGTTGCCATCAAACTTGGTTTCGATGAGCAAAAAGAATTGCCCAAGGCAATTGCCGACAACACCAAAGTTACCGCTGTGTTCAGCGTGAAGGTCACCAGCAAATAAATCAACAGCCCCTTCGGGGGCTTAACCAAATGGAAAGCGAATCGGTTATGAGTGATTACATCAAAGGCTTCGACAGTGGCTACGGTTACGTCCTGCATGAGATCGAGAACTACATCAAGCAATACCCTGACAACAAGTTTGTGTTGGAAGAGTTGTTGGCCCATCTCAAGATGGAAGACAAACCTCAATGAGGTTCATTGAATTATTTGCAGGCATTGGTGGCTTCCGTTTGGGTTTAGAACGGGCGGGCCATCAATGCGTTTGGGCCAACGAATTTATGCCAAAGGCGGCAAGCATCTATGAACACAACTATAAACACGCACCAGACGGAAGAGACATCAGAACAGTTCACGTTGATGAAGTCCCCGATGCCGACTTACTCGTTGGAGGATTTCCATGCGCGACTTTCAGCATTGCTGGCAAGCGAACAGGATTTGGGACAGAAGATACACGAGGTACTCTCTTTTTTGAAATCTGTCGATTCCTCGCTGGTAAAAGAATCCCATATCTATTCCTTGAAAATGTTAAAGGACTCCTCAACCACGACGGAGGGCGAACCTTTGGAGTTATCGTCGCAAGTCTGGATGAACTGGGGTATGACGTACAGTGGGAATGTCTTAACAGCAAAAATTTTGGAGTCCCACAGAGTCGGGAGCGAGTCTTCATTGTCGGCAATCTTAGAGACCGACCCAGACCCCAAGTATTTCCTATCGGAAGATGCTATTCAGCGGATGGTGTTCAAGACGGAGCGCAACAAGCTACTCAATCGAGGGTTCAAGCCGCAGATCATAAAAGATTCGCAGTCGGAACCTTACTTCACCGACTTTACGAGGGAGACACTAACAACGTCTACCTTGAAGACAGAGTATGTCGAGAAGCTGATGCTACTGGGCTGGGATACACCAGAAGAGGACAAGCAGTTGGGTCTCTTCTGAGGCAACTTACACCGCTCGAATGCGAGCGCCTTCAATCACTGCCAGACAACTGGACAAAGTGGTATGCCGATGGTTCATTGGTCACCGACTCACAGCGGTACGAGCGATGCGGACGAGCCGTCACAGTAAACGTGATACATGAAATTGCAAAGAGGTTGCCGCTATGAAATCTTGGACGTTTGAATCAAAAGAAATTGCAAAAACATTTGACTTTCATGTGCGTGAGCAATTGCCGTGGTATGACTTGGTCACTGATGCGGTGGTTTATATCGCAAGCAACTACATGACAAAAGGTTGCGTTGTTACCGAGGTTGGATCATCGACAGGCAACATGACAAAGGCGCTGTTACCGATTTTCAATGAGCGCGGCGGAAATCACTATCAAGCAATTGAAGTAAGCGAAGAAATGTGTGAGGTATTTAATGAAAATATTCATCACCCGTTAGTGACCTGCTATGAGTCTGACATTTTGGACATTACAGACGGCAACATGGATGAACTTGATACAAGCAATGTCACCATTTTATTTTTGACTTTGATGTTTATTCCCGTTAACGAGCGCGAAAATTTAATGAAGATGCTAATTGGCAATTCGCACAAAGGTGGATGCATTATTGTGGTGGATAAAGTGCTGGATCATGGCGGCTACTTTGCCACCGTGCTGAAGCGCCTGACGATGCACTTCAAACTCCAGCAGGGGGCAAAGCCAGAAGATGTGCTGACCAAGGAGATGAGTTTGGCTGGGGTACAGGTTCCCATCGACCCAGCCATTTTGGGAAAAAACGCCAAGCAATTTTTTCGCATGGGCGAGTTTGCAGGTTGGGTGATCGAGACTTAGGGAAAACACCTACAAAATAATTTGTAAAAAGATTGTTGTGTTTGTTTAAGTTGGTGTTATACTTCCCTCACTGCAATCAGCAGGTAACAGCGAATTAGGAGCGAATTATGAACACAGCATCTAACCCCTTCAGCGACATGGAAGACGACTTGGACTTTGGCGCACCAGCCAAGGCCGCTACTGCCGAGGTGACTTACTTCGAGCAGACTTGCCCTAAGTGCAAAGGCACTGGTCGTTTCACCTTCGGCTACATCAACGTGCGCTCTGGCGAGTGCTTCGCCTGCAAGGGCAAAGGCAAGATGTCTTTTAAGACTAGCCCAGCCACACGCATGAAGGCCAAGGCCAGCGCACAAAAACGCGCTGTTGCCAAGGCAGAAGCTCAAGCCAACAAGGCCCAAGAGTGGAAAGAAGCAAACCCAGCAGAAGCCGCATGGATGGAAAACAGTGCTGGTACATTCGAGTTCGCTCGCTCCATGCTGGATGCCCTCAACAAATACGGCTCACTCACAGAGCGCCAAATGGAAACCGTCCAGCGCCTGACAGTGCAGTCAGCAGAGCGTCAAGCCGCCCGTGTTGCAGAGCAGACCGCTCGCGCTGAGTCAGCCCCTGTCGTGTCCGTCGAGGCCATCGAGGTGGCATTCAACAACGCCAAAGAGTCTGGCGTGAAGTTCCCCAAGTTGCGCCTCGACACCTTTGTGTTCAGCCCTGCTGGTGAGAACAGCAAGAACGCTGGCGCGATCTACATCAAGTCCAAGGGTGACGGCGTGTACTTGGGCAAGGTCATGGGCGGTCGCCTCTTCACATCACGCGACTGCACCACAGAGGCCGCAGAACGCATCACAGCGGTCGCCAGCGACCCCAAGCAGGCCGCAGTAGCCTATGGCATGAAATTCGGCTCCTGCTCTGTCTGTGGTCGCCAGTTGACCGACAGCGACAGCGTTGCCCGTGGCATTGGCCCCATCTGCGCTGAGAACTACGGGTTCTAAATCAACGGGGGCTACGGCCCCTATTAAAGCGAATCGAAATCGAAAGGAAAGCGAAATGTCATACATTGCTCAAATTGAATCTTATGTGGCAGGCATCCCCTGCATCATCGGTGTGGTGGACTACACCTGCGTCAAGGGTTCCTACAGCTACCACGCCGCCAGCGATTGGGACTACCACGGCTACACCGAGAGCGAGTGGGAGGTGTGCGACCGTAGGGGCCGTCCTGCCCCTTGGCTGGCCCGTAAGCTGACCGACAAGATCGAGCGAGAGATCGAGAAGGAGATCGCCGAGTATTTCAACGACTAGGGAAAGTACCTAGAAAATATTTTTAGAAAGCTGTTGACGAGGTGTAAGTTGAGGTTATACTTGCATCACTGACACAGCAATTCAGCACAGTCAGCTAACAGAGAAGGAAAAGCGAAATGAACATCGGAACACAAACCAACAGCCTCGTAAACCACCTGTACAGCCGCATGACGGTTGGCGCACCAGCCCCAGCAGTTGGCATGGGCGCGACAAAATTGTCGTGGACTGACCGCCACGCCGCAACAGTGACAAAGGTCACTGAGTTGACAAGCAAAGTCTGGGCATACGAGATTTTTGTTATTGAAGACAAGCCAACGGTTGTCTCT